CCGGATGTGGAAAATGCGGAGTATACAGACATAAAACTATTCAGTAAATAAGTAAGAGATGTCTGGAGGTTTAATTCAGCTCGTAAACAAAGGCGCACAAGATCAACTAGTATGTGGGAACCCATCGTTCACGCATTTTAGGACCGTGTACAAGCGCCATACGGATTTTGCGATGGAGCAGTTTGAGCTGGTGTTTAAAACGACTAATTTAAGAATTCCTGTATCGGGTTCAGTTACCTTACGAGCAAATGTAGAACAGTTTTCCCAGCTCGTGAATGATTGTTATATCGTGATGACACTTCCGAATATTTATTCGTCCGTTCAGCCCGTAAACGCGTCTCATCCGAACTTGAATAATAATTCATCGGCTATTGGGTACGAATTCCAGTGGATCCGAAATATCGGATACAACATGATCAATTACGCTGCTATCGTCATCAACGGTCAGGAAATTGTACGTCACACTGGAGAGTGGATGAAACTGTATGCTGATCTGAACTTTGATGCGAATAAGAAGGCTATGGTTGACCAGATGGTAGGTAATGTACGGGAAATGTACGATCCCGCCAATGCGTATGATCGTACAAACCAGTACCCCCACGCCATTTCTACGGCCTCAACTCCGGCCGAGCCTTCAATTTACGGACGCACGCTGAATGTGCCTCTCCATTTTTGGTTCTGCGAAGATGCTGGATCAGCTCTTCCACTGGGAGCCCTGCAGAATTCTATTGTGGAAATTGTGGTGGAACTGACGAATATGTACGAGTTATTCACGATTCGCGATATCCGTGAAACAATTGACAATCTGCCGAATCCTAACTTCGGAGTCCGCATTGCTCCTGACCCTAGCAGTCAGCTGATGACGATGAACAATTTCCTGTCACCGCCAACGTATTCTCTTTCACCGGTGCCTACCAATCCTACCTTGTACTACTGGACCCTCAATCCATTCATTGAGGCCAACTATATATTCCTAGGAGACGCTGAGCGTATTCATTTGGCAAAGACTGAGAACTCATTCATTATCAATCAGGTGGATATGGTAACCGCCGATGGTCAGCATGGTGCAAGTAATGATCTACTCTTACTTATGCGTAACTTGTGTACTCAGATTGTATGGGTTGCTCAGCGATCGGATCGTATCCTCCAAAATGATGTCGATAACTATACGAACTGGGTGGACCCGTATAAAGCTCCGATTGACACTGCAGGCATGACAGGTCCAGCTGGAGTATTTAATACTGGAAATGCTCTAGATACAGGAGTATCCCAGCGCGATATCCTTCTTGAGTCAGCAGTGATCATTGACGGGAAGGAGCGATTCTCTTTCAAACAGACGTACTTTTTCAGCCAACTTGAAAACTATCGCTACCAGACTGGTCGTACCACCACCGATATTCCCGGGGTGTATACCTATTCGTTCGCACTTGATCATCATAAGAAGCAACCAAGTGGTCACATTAATGGTTCAATGTTCAACAAAATCCTCCTTCGTAATTCGTACGTTCAGCCACCGTTTATTTCAATTGATGCGGATCCTGCCCAGGTAGCTCCCGTATGTGTACTGAAATCATCACTGAATAATCCCCGACCCACCATTGTGAATCCCAACGCAGTAGGTCCAAATGGTCTTCCACTGTACTCTGCTCTGGATGTAATTACAATTGTTCCGTCAAGTCAGGTCGCAAACGCAGTCAAGACTTTACCGTACAGTTTCACAGTTCGTGCGTACGTTGAATCATACAACTATCTTCGCGTGATGGGAGGAATTGCGAACGTTGTATTCAGCTCATAATCCTTGCAGTATAATAAGAATGGCCACCGGAGTCAAAATTCAGTCGGCAACATACGGCGTAGGAACCACCAATTTAATAGATGTTGCGGGCGCTGTAAGTTCACAGGTAGTGGATGGAAAGTTACATTTCGTAGTGACTCCGACAGCCCTGAATATTACGGATCCTTCTCCGGGGCAAATAAAGACACTCACCGTGAACTACACGATCAACGGTGGTCAGAGTAATACTATCACGGCAGTCGACGGAGAAACGATTGATATTGATGCTCCTCCCGCACGCCTTGCTTCGGGTCTACAGATCGTGAAAGCAGAGTACGGTTACGATAAGAATTACCAGGATGTGACAGAAGCTGTTCGGTCGTATCTCAAAGACGGAAGCATCAACGTCACAGTGAATCCTAGAAATATGGGAATTCCCGATCCTAATCCAAATAAGGCCAAGCAGTTAAAGGTGGATGTAAAAATCAACGGCAATCCAAGTTCGCGTACAATTAAGGATGGTCAGACGTTCAAGCTGAATGCTCCGGCGGTGAACGCAACGAGTTCAGGAAGCACGCCGACGCAGGATGTGATGAGCTTAATCGGTTCTATCGTTGGCTATTTTGGATATTTTGTTATGTTGTTTATCTTGTTTTCGATCACAATTGAGTCTGCTCTATATGGTGAGACTTTGTTTACGGGAGGCAAGTTAATTATTGGGTTTATGGCGTTTGTGAGTTTTGGCGTATTCCCGATTTTCATCTTGCCGTTTTTCATGTTTTTTTCGCGCTTAGTTTTTGGCTAAATGAACTCTACCATGATTTTCTGGGCCGAATAAGTAAATGGCAGATAAAATATCCATAAACGAGGCCCTTGTACTTGGTCAGCGTACTCCTCCGCGTCAGATGACAGGGTACAAACGTAAGCTGATTCCGGATTCTCCTCCTGATACGACCTCTCAGCCTAAAGAGGTCGATTTAACCGGTATTGAAGCACAGGCTTTGGCTGCTCAGAAAGAGCAGGAGATGTGGGCCCGCGCTGCTCAGAATGCTCGTTGGCGTGAACGTGAGGTCGCCAGTAAGGGGCAGGCAGGCACGGCTCGTCGTCGTAAGACGAAGAAGGGACGCAAGACTCGTCGGCGCGGAGGTGATCCACCTAAAGTCGTGGTAGCAAACCCTGCGTGGAATTTACCGAAAGGTAAGCCAAAGTCTCTTATGGGCAAGGGTCGTAAGACTCACCGCCGTCGCAAGTAAAAAATGCCATATTTCAGGCTAATTAATTGGTCAAGTGTTTAAGCGCTGATCTCCTCGGCCTTGGTCTCCTCTTCGGGAGCATCCTCGGCTTCATCGTCGGTCTCGCTGTTGAGCTTGATCCAGTCCATCTTGTGGTCCTCGATGCTCTTCGCATCGAAGTCGGCGTCCGTCAAGTCGTTGATGTACTTCTTGATGTTATCCTTGGTCTTGTTGAGGTCCTTGACCTGCTCCTTGGTCCGCTTGGTCGCGGGAAGGTCGGCGGGAATGCCGACCAGCTCAAGGATGGCCAGTGTAGACTTCTCCTTGGCGCCAAACGTGACATCACGCTTGCCGTCAGTGTTCTTCTTGGGCTCCTCCTCCTCTCCAGCCGCCACCTTGGCGACCTTCTTGGCAGGAGTCTTCTTGACAACCTCAGCCTTGCCAGCACCGGCCTCAGCGGGCGCGTACTTGGCCATGATCTTCATAATCGCAGCGTAGTCCTTGGCGTCCATGGTAGGTGTGTTGGTCTTGGTAGTTGTCGTGTTAATCTGATCACTATTCAGTTCAACAAATCCGTTTTTAACAAGTAAAAAGTGGCAGTATGATGCCAGCATTGTTGTTGTGTGGCTCATCGTGAGCCGTTTAGTTGAGGTACTTCTGCTTGCACAGGAGTACCTCCCGCTTGGGTGCACCAGGGCAGACCTGGGGCGGGTGGGCTGGAGCATTGTCCAGGCCATGAAACATGTAATCAGGAAACGGGATGAGGAGTACGTCAGCGCTACTCGCCAGATGCGGGTACTTGGTGTCAAATGACTTCGCCAACATCTTCTTGTGCGCCTCAAGGGTCGCCTTGGACTCCTCATCGTAGTTCTTGTACGGGTGGTTCATTGTTGTAGTGTGTTGTGTTGATATCCACTATCTTATCAAAAATGATTTCGTTTTTCAAGTAAAAATGGTGTATAAAACACCGGTTAGTTGATCTCCATAGCCTTGCGCTTAGCCCAGGCTGCCTTCATGGCATTTGAGCGGTTGCGATACTTGGTATCCTCCATCTCCTTGAGCCTGCGTTGCTGTTCGTGCCAAGCCTTGAGGCCTTGCGAGCGTTTCTTCTTAAGAAGAATTTTGTGTAACTTCTTGCTCTTGGATGTGCTGATACGCTCCTTGCTCAACGACATCAAAGCGTTCACCATCATAAGTGTATCGTGATCCATTGTAAACGTAGTATGAATCATCACACTTTATCAAATCCAATTCCGTTTTGAATTGAAAAATGGTGTTTAAAACACCGGTTACTCCTCCAGTACCACAGTCATCTGGCGGAGGGCATTGTAGATAGCATACGCTTCTTCAGCCTGTTTGGATACCTTGACCTCTTCGACCTTAAGGTCAGAGATCACTTCAGGAGACTTGTTCTCCAACTCAGCATCCTTACGAGCCATCTCAACATCACCATACTTACGCCATAAGTTATGCCACTTCTGGTAGTACCTCTCGCGCTCTGAATAAATCAGCTTCTTGGCGTCCATTGTGGTTGTGTACTCTCTACTATCTTGTCAAATCCAATTTCGTTTTGCGTTTCCTGGGGTGTTTTATAGTACGCAAAATTAACAAATGTCTACCGAGTTCGCCAAGGAACATCTGCGCGAACATCTCGTGGGTCTACTAGTCGGCCCGGTGTCCGATGGGTTTTGGAGTATTTGTGATTCGGCCAAGGAGTTGTGCAATCGCAATGGTCAGCTAGACCAGGTTCTTCGTACGTTCCAGAATATGCTCACGCGTATCCCTGAATGGTCAGAGACTACCCTGAACACGGAAGTCGAGCGTAT